CTTAATACTTTTCCATTTGAAACCCAAGCATTAATCTGTACTTCATCTAAATCATCTACATCATCACTTAGCTCCATGCCTACTTCTCTAGCATACTGAGCATCCATAATACCCCAGTATTCTAATACTTCATATTTAGAAGAACCATAATCAGAAGTTCTGTGATCATCTTTTAATTCTAACTCGTAGTCTTTTTCTTCGTAATTAGCTCCCATTTCAAGACAAGCTCTTATTTGATCTTTATCAAAGTAAGGCAATTTAGCTAAACTTCTAAACTGTGATCTGTTTAGTTTATGTCTATGTACAACATATTCACATTCATCTATGCTAGTTGCATTAGGGTCTGGGAAAAAATCCCATATACTTACAAACTCAATTCTGGGGACACGAACTTGAATAGGATTATAGCTACGCTCTCCATCTTCATCAGTCCATCTATTTAATGTTTTATTAAAATTAAATGGGCCTTTAACAATTCCTGTTCCAAATAGAGATGCTTCAAACAAAGAACTTCTTATTTCACTAGCACCATTAGATTCTTCTATTTGATCATGGATTAACTTTTCCATGCGTCTTGCTGCTTTTTGTGCAGGTTTTATTTCTGGAAGTTGTGGATTTGCAGAAGCTCCTTCAGTTAAAGAATCTTGAGCTTTTTTATCTAAGTAGCCTTCAAACTTACCAGTGCCATAAGTAGCACCCGGTTTTAAAGTTTTACCATCTCCTTCATAACCTACATCATAAGGATTTTCTAATTCTTCTTCACCCATGCTAGTTTCAATTCCCGGCACAGGGTTATTAGTATCTAAGTGTGCAATTTCTGGAATACCTTCTGGTATTTTAGTTTCTGACACACCTATAGGAAACTTATTGCCTCCAAAGATAACATCTACTAATTGACCAAAAGCTGCAAGGACTTTTGTTTTAGTAACTTTTACAAATACTCTGGATTTTTCTGATTCTCTAAACTTTACATTTTTAGGATACAGCCCACGATAATTATGATAGGATGTCATCCATCTGTTTTCATCAGCATCTCTAGCTAACTCAGCAGAAGTAAATCTGTCTTGTATAAGTCCGGCAAGTTTATTATTTAAATCTTCTTCAAGATTTAAGTTCATACCTTCTTCATCATCTACCGATTCAAAGTAAAGACCATCAGCATTTTGTATTAAAGTATTTTCTTCTTCAGCCATATTAAAACCTTAAACAACCACGAACGCCACCAAAGGCAGCGTCCATGATTAAACAGTTATGATCTATTGATCAGGTGTTGTACCCATGTGTAAGAACTGAACTAAGTAAGTCACAGTCGTTGCTGCCGTAGCAAGATCATTTGCTAATGGCGTAAGACGAGCATGAAGTGTTCTTGCACTAGCTGTATACAAAGTACCTGCTATAACAATAGCTTCACTTGTAGCAGGGCCACCAACCACACCTGCTGTAGTAGATGTACTTACAAATTGGTTTGCTGCATGACCATGTGAGTTTTGAATAATATACAATGGTGCATTAGCTGACCAAGTTACTGCTGAACCGCCATCATCTAAGATAGCTTTTTGATCAATAATTTGACCACCACCTGCTGAAGTACCTAAATCAAAATCAACATCATCACCTGAAGCTCCTGCTGTAACAATGTTACCTGCCGGAATAGCAATAAGGTTACGAATAATTGTATCAGCAGGTTGTGTAAAACTAACATCAGTATTTGTATCAGCCGTAACTGCAATAGTTCCTGTAGTTACAGAAGTCCAAGAATGTACCATATTCTCAGCCATCTCTCTTACATCACCTGTTCTAGCAGAGTTTCTGCCTGTATCTCTAACATTATATACTGGATTTGCCATTGGTTATTTCCTCGCTTGAGTTATAAAATTATTTTACTAATAGCCAAATTCGCTATCAGCCGGGGTATAAGCCTGTTCCAAATGTAGATTTCTTATTCTGCTAAAAGAATCTTGTATTCTTGGTCTAGACATTATTAAGTAGCGCAGAGCATCATAAGCGTGATCTGGCGCGTGAGTATCAACATCTTCAGGGTTTGAACGATCCAGAGGAATACTTTGTAGCTCCCGTATCAGGTTAGGACAAGTATTAAATATCTGTAGTCGTGGCCTACCGCTTTGTTGCACTTTTAAGTATTCGTGGATTTGTATCTTTCCTTGTATCCTATTTTTATCGGCCCTTCGTAGTTTATGACCTGCACGAATTAAGGACTCACCTACTGTTGGGCCTGTAGTTCCTGTCCTAGCCCACGCTGCCGTGTCTAAAACCCCTTGAACTGAATAAGGATCACTTAATTCCATTTGAGTAATCCTATCTCCTAAATCTTCTCCCGTCAAACCTTTTTGATATAATTCTCTATAAATTATAAGAGTACCGTCTGATGGGTCTACCGTTCCCCATACACAAGAACTTTCAGAAGCATATCCATAGTCAATACCTTTTGTACGTTCCCACGATATAGGAATTTCAAAAGGTGTAATAACGTGTACGTCTTGTTCAAACTCGGTAAAGGCTGCTCCTTCATTAACATCCCAATTACCTTCTAAAAGCTGTTTTCTTTGAGTTGGAGGCAATGCTTTTAGCATTTCTTCATATCTACCATCTTCAGCTAAGTAAGGATTGTCATCTAGCCTAGCCGGAATAAACTTTCGAGTTAGGTTGTCTTCTCCAGTAAACGATTCGTTAGGTGGATGTGGATCAACATATCTCTTCTTTACCCATGTAGCTCCAACACCACCGGGGTTTGCTGTACACCGCATATAGGGTGTAATCTCAGGGTCGGTCGTTCTTAGGCGAGAAGCGAGATAATTCCATCCAAACTCAGTGGGCAAGTGAGTAATCTCGTCAAAACCAATCCAAGAATAGGCTTGGCCCTGATACCGATAGACATCGGCATCTCGCTCTAAGAAGCCGAACTCTACTTTGGCTCCGCTTGGGAAGTTCCAAAGTTTTTCAACCTCTTTGTACTTAGACCCCGGAAATGCTTTGGGGTAAAGTTCCCTACTTTTATCTATAAGTTCTCTTAACTCTGGCATAGATCGCCTAAGTATTAAAGCTCTATGCGCTGCTCTGTGTGCAAAGCGTAGCGGGTCAATAAGCATAGCATAAGACTTTCCACCACCTGCTGCACCACCATAAAGTACATCACGCTCTGGTGCTGCTAAGAAATCTGTCTGTGGCCCGTTGTTAGGCTTGAATATAACATTGTCATCGACTTCTTGCTTTAGAGCTTTAGGTACTTTATCTAGTATATCTTCAGTAACAACTTTATTAGTTGTTTTCTTTTCTAGTTTGTTTAATGTTTCTTTAGAAGCATTTAATGAATTTCGTTTAGCTTCTAGTCTTTGTTTTAATTTTTCTGTTCTTCTTTCTTTATCTTTAACTGCTCGTCTTGCTTTAATCTTTGCTTTAGTCTCAGAGTGGTAGTTATACCCTCTACCTTTAGACCCTTTGGGCCTTCCGGTCTTTTTACGGGGAGTACCATCCTTTTTAAGTATGAAGTTCCCATCTTCATCAGTCAGGTAGTTCTGTGGATTCTCTTTCCAATCTTCCATTCGTTATAATTTTCTTTAGCCCTGTATGGCTTAAAGACCTCCCAGTTTTATGTTCTATCCAAAGACTTCCTTCTCGTAAAGAAAGTATACCCTCTTTTACCATAGAAGATACATTCTTTAAAACTTCTAATTGATTTTCTATAGGCTTTAAAGTTTTATTATCTTCAGATAGTTCATACCCAAATGGGATTGTACTACTTGATCTCCGCTTTTGCATCTATAATAATCTCATCTTTAGCCGGGAGTATGAATAAACCACCTTCTACTTTGTGATTAACATCCATTCTTTCTTGCTTACCCAAGCCAGTTCTATCCAAGATAGTTTGTGCAGCTTGGAGTCTAATGTTAGCCTGTGGAATTGGATCATCGGATTCCATAACATCCACAAGTTTCATAGCTGCTTTAGGTGCGGATTGTGCAAGTATGTTAGAGGCTAGTTCGATTATTTCGTTTTTAAGTGCTTGTACGACTTGCCAATGTCCATTTTCGGAATATCCGGCTAACTGTGCAGCCTTCTTAGGATCACCCCCTGTATCTATCAGATGGTCTAAAAAAGTCTGTTGCTTGACTGTTAATTCTTTTTTCATAATACTGTATATTATACATAGTTTTACAGGGTTTGTCAAGTCTATTCTGTCACAAATTGTAACTGTGCTTGACAAATTAAAGATTTATATGTATAATACTATAGAA